AGGCCTGCTCGACGAAGACACGATCGACGAAGGTCTTGAGGAAGACGGCGACGGTGATGCCGACGCAGATGCCGAAACCGGCGCTGACAAGGGCCAGGACAAAGACGCCGGCGCTGAAAAGGGTGCCGATGGCGACGGTGAAGGCGACGGCGATGGCGAGGGTGACGGAGACGACAACACCGGCGCTGCAAATGACCAAGCAGCAGCAGATGCTGCCGCCGCGGCTGAAGCGGCAGCAGCGACTGCGACCACGGCAGCGCAGCAGGACGGCCAGCAGCAGGACGCGTCGCAGAAGCAGCAAGAGCGTGCTCCCTCGTGGCGCATCGATCCAGCGGTACCGGACAAGATCACAGCGCTGGACAAGCAGCGTGACGAGATCGTTGCGAAGTTCGACGATGGTGAGATGACGGGCGCGGAGATGCGCGCGCAGCTGAAGCCGATCGAGACGGAGATCCGCCAACTCGAGACCAAAGTCATGGCGGCCGACATCGCGAAGGCAAACGCCATCGATCAATACCGCGACGTCACCATCCCGAATTTCATGTCAGCGCATACCGAGTATCAGCCGGGCACAATCCTGCACACGATGCTCGACGCAGAGGTTCGCCGTCTTCAGCAAACCGCCACAAACCCGCTGAGCCCGAAGATCCTCGAGCAGGCGCACACGAATATCTCGTCGCAGGTCGAAAAGGCTTACGGCGCGAAGAAGACGGCGGCCAAGCAGGACGCTCCGAAACCGAAGCCAGACGGTGCAGGCCGTCAGGTGCCGCCGACATTGGGGACCGTGCCGGCAGCGGATGGCAATGACGCAGACGACGGCGGCGAGTTCGCCTGGCTGGATCGTCTCGCAAACTCTGATGTCGAGAAATACGAAACCGAACTCGCGAAACTCTCGGACGAGAAGCGCGAGAGATATATGGCCGAATAGGAGCCTGAATGTTGCGACTTGCCGTGAAGCTGGGGGATGCGGTGCGGATTGAGGGTTTCGGCCTGATCCACGTCGAAGAGAAGTCGGGGCGCAGCGTGCGCCTCGGCTTCGAAACGGATCAAGGTCCGATCACGATTATCAAGCGGGAAGACACTGAGGCCGCACTCACGCGTCGTCAGCAGCACATGGTCTATTAAGCGGAGAGGCTGTTCACCCTCTGTATGGCACCATGGAAAGCTGGACCTGTACATTGTCATACTGAAGGTTCTGAAGAAGTAGCTTAACGCTCTTTTCATTGAGCAGAGGATGGGCGCTCGGTCCAATAGTAATTCGCGATATCGGCAGTTTTGCCGGCGCGTTTGTTTCAGTCGATGATATGGGTGGTATAGCGAGAAAAGGCACCAGAAGGCCTTTTCGAGGAAAGAACCTCACGTCTCGCTGATTCTGCCGATCTCTGGTGATTAAAAACCGCCACTCTTTCTCTTCCCAGAACCCTTTATGTTTGATCCGAGGTGCCCGTCCGATCACGGCGTTAGCTGCTAATTCGGTCGGCGTGAGGCCCGGGGGGCCCAAGAGTTCATCAAAATCCGCCAAAACCACCTCGAGCAGGCCCTCAAGCCTGTGGCGGGCAGTAGGTTCGTCGAGATACTCAATTTCAGCAGGGGACCCTCCTGCGGCGTCAAACATCTCTTTCAATCGGCTACCTTGGAACGTGATGCTAATACCTTGTGTGCCACCGCCGTAACCACGCCACTGGCTGAGGAGATCAGGGTCCTTGCAGAACGAAGCCGCGAAAATAGAGGGAAGATTTTCTTCACTCAGTCCGTGCAGGATCTCTTCGCTGTATTGATAGTGTATCGACGGGCGGTTCTCTACGAACCGGTGCAGCACATCTTTCGCTATTCCGAACCCAAATAGTTCGGCAGTGTCATTGAGGTACAGGATGTTAGAGGCGCGGAGACCGCTGCATAAGATACTCTCCAAGGCATCAATCTTGGTGTAGTGAGTCAGATATTTTGGCACGCTTTCAGACACAACAGTCATCCGTCTTAAATTGTCAGCGGACTATTTATGGTGCCGGATAGGTTGTCCAGTTAGATAAGCCCGAATTCGCGTTTCTGTATGCGATGTGTAGTCTTGAGCGCGCGAGAACGTCGAAAGCTTCGGGCTTTAATTTTATTCGTGAAGCTGTTATCAAATCTGACACCCTCACACGGCGCATGAGTGCCCTTCGCAAGGATTTCGCGATGGCGCTCCCCTCTGTTCATATTATCTGCGGCTTTGCAGGCGGCGACGGCAACCAGCCGACGTCGAAGCAGGCGCTTCTGCGGCTTCCTCAGTGGTCGGAGGAGCCTGCCACCAGCGTGCCAACGACGAACGGCGCAGCTGATAACGGCGCGATGAAGCCGATCCTCCGCATCACCAACACCGTGGACATCTACCTGAGCGTCGGAAAAGCGCCGAACCCGGCGATAAGCCCGCGTTTCGCTCTCCGCGCCTCCGACGCACCGCACGATATTTACGTGGAGCCAGGCGACAAGGCAGCTTGGGTGGCTGCATAATGGTGGGGCTGCGCGGCTCGATCAGGCTGCTTTCTACAACCGCATCGCTGAAGTCGCTTTCTCAGGATAGCCATAATGGTCCGGCGTCGCTGGGCCCAGCTATTGCGTCTATTGCAGCAAACGCTATGGCTGGGACGCTCATCGCGGCAATCACTGGATTAGCAGCGGGAGAAACCATTGATGCGGTTATTCCCAACGACGGAAGGCTTGCCTTGGACAGCAGTCGCCGAAACCTGATCCTTGGCTTGAGCGCGATCTCAGCTGGCACAATCGCGGCAACTCTGACAAGCAGTGCCGGGCGTGCACTGGCAATGACGATTAGCGTGACTGCCTCTGCAGTCGCTCTGGACGCCCCAATCACGTCCACCAACGTCGCGAAAACCTACGCAGCTTGGTCGCCACACCGTGTTAACGACACCTATTCCGGGCCGACGATCCGGTTGAAGCGTCTCAGTGACAATGCCGAGATGGATTTTGCGCCGGGGCCAACAGGAGAGCTGAAGCCGGAACAGGTCGACGCTTGGAGCCCTGCGGGCAATGAGGACGTCGTAACTGTCTACTCCACCATTGCCGGCGTGCCCAACTTGACGGCGCGAGGCACAGTCGCATTCCGTCGCTCAGGTATAGCACAGAGGTTCGGCACCAGCTTGGACCCAGTTACGGGTCAGCTCACCCGCTTGACCAACGAAAGTGGTCTTGGTCTTGATTTGGCAGGCGTTGGCGATCTGGTGACGTTAACGCCTATTAATGCGTCAGTCAGCACCAAGGGCATGAAGTTGTTCCAGCTGGCAAGTCTTCACACCCGGAAGATTGCGAGCAGCGACACTACAGACCCAATAGGCGGAGGCAACAATACCCGCGAAAACCTCCTGAACTATGGCGCAAGCAACACTGCCCAGTTCTTGAGCTACATGGGTGGCGGCACCTTCCTTGATGTCGGGCGTGTGCAAGCTGGAAATCAGCAAACGCAGCTCACCGGCAGAGGTGTGTCGAGATATGTTGCTCGCAGCCAAATGGTGACCATGGAGGTTGTCGACCTCGCAGGTTACAAGCAGATCGAGCATGGCAAGCGCGTTAAGAACGGTGCCTATGTCGCCGCCACTGCGTCTGCGATCGCGGCCGGCGATCTCGACAACAAGTACGTCGGTGTAGGCTGTGCGCTTTCAGGCGCGGGCGTGTTTGGTATGACCAGCCGGATGAACGGCATTTGGGGCGGTCTCATTCTGATGGAGGCCACCACTTCGGCAATTGAAGACTTCCTTGTTCAGGCGAAAATGTCAGCCATCGGTCAGGCCCATATGGTCATATCGAAAGCCGAATTGAACGCGATGACAGACGATGGAGTGAACTATGCCTTGGCCGATGCTGGGACCGGCCGCATCACAGGAAAAAACAGCAAGTTCACGTTGCAGCTCAACACCTCTGGAAGCACATGGGCATACGCTTACACACATCCAGAGCTTGGCGTAACAGGTCTACGAAGCCCTGATCTATCCACGCTCAATTCGTATCAGGCGACCGATAATTACTTCTGGGATGCCATCAACGGCGGCGCCATCACCTTTGGCTTTACCGAAACGAACGCTCAGGCAACGAACCTCGCATGGCAATTCGCGATGGCAGCAGGCAATCCTCAGTCAGACAATCGCGGCGACTGGTCTCTTGCCCTGGGCAACCACCACTCAACCCCCAATCTCGTAACAAAGCCTGCGGCATCGAGAGATCCGCAAGGGTTGGTTACGGGAAATAGAATGTATGCTGACGGAACTCAATTCGGATCGGTCAACTTCGATAGCGCAAAGGCGCAAGAGGACGGAAAATATGCGTACAACACACCTCACCGCTTGTTGGACCCGACAGCCGCAGACAACGCCGGTTACGTCTACACGCTAGCGACGTGGGCTAATCAAGACCCTAACGTACCTAAGAAACTGCGCGATCCAGTTTTCCCTGCCACTCCAGGCAATGTGACTTATCCCTTCAAAGTCGATCATCTATGCTTGCAGATCGCAACATGGGTACCGAACTCTTTGTTTGATCGCAGCGCACCTTACGAAACTCGAAAGCCTCACCTTTCGACGGCGTCAAACAGGTCATACGTCAGCGGCGGTGGGATATGTCCCCTTGGGCACGTCGATGGCTCGATCGCAATCGACGACACTGCGCCGGTTCGCGATGCTGACGAAGGCCACAGGATCCAGACACAGTTCTTTCAGTACCCGTGGCAGGGGGTCCGAGCTGGCCTCGATGTCGTGGACTTCGGCAAGAGATCACGGATGCCTTGGACGTTCGTGGAGGCGCAGAAGTTGCAAGTGAACAATTATAAGCGTTACGTAGGTTCCTAGCGAGGAATGCTTCGCCGTGGTATTGCCAATGACTGTCGCAGGTCAGTCGCTACGGTGGGAGATTTTATGGAAGAGACACAGCGAGCAGCCGAGGTGCAGAAGATCTTCGCCGCGTTAAACGGTTTGATGACCGATGCAGCCGAGAGGGAGCAGCTTGATTGGACGGCCAACCATGGGTACGCCTCTTCTCTCGCCTCGATCGTGAGTAAATTCAAAAGCTCGCCGGTGACCTCACAGACAGTGAACGAACTGAACTTCGAGCTCGATGTGCTTTCTAGGGAGTATATCGATGTAGTGGAGCGGGCAACGATCTCCGACGGTGATGCGACGTCTTCTTACTCCCTCAAGGAGGGGATTCGCGCGTTACAGGATCACCTTTCCTATCTCGATCAAGAAAATATTATTTTTCATGTACCTGATCCCGAGACTGTCCTTCCGCCTCAACAAGCGATCGCGCCGTTCCAGTTTAAAGTAACTGAGACACAGGTTAGCCTCATCGAGCAGACCAATCATCCAAAAGATGGTTCCAGTGAGATAGCTCAAGCTGCACTCAGAGTGCTGTTACGGGTGGCAGACGACATCCGAGAAGACCTAGCAAATTCTAACCACCCTCAAGTTCTGCGGGCTTTTATCCCCCTCCAAGAATCTTTGGTTGAAGAGAGGGGCGTAATCGAGACTGGCATCAACGCGACTATGTTTGACGCCCAAGTCAATGCGCGTAGCGATGAGATTTCCAGTGGCCTGCACGCTAGCCTAGCTGAATTTGCGCGCAGCACTCTCAATTACTGCGCACAGTTTCAGGATTGGCAGCTTTACGTCGATAACGTTACTGAGACCAGGCTTTCCGAAGAGGACTCTCAGAGGTTCACGAATATAGCTAAAGGCATGGCAGAAAGTTTGGCTTCGCAGCCTGCTGTCGATCCGCGTGTAATTGAAGCGCTAAGAACTGCTGGAGAGTGGGGCGAAACGATCAAAACACCTCAAGGCCGGGTGGGAGTTGCGAAAACTGTTCTTAATGTTGTCGCGGGCTGCTTCAATTTCGTAGTCAGGGCCCCCCTGAAAGAAATTGCCAGTTCGGTTGTAAAGGAAGCCATTATCATCGGTCTCACTTATGCGATTACCAACTGGGGGCTGATGTTTAACGTACCCGACGGATCATGGCTATTTCAGGCTGCCGATTTTATTCGCGAGATGCTCAAAGCGCTAAAATAGGCATGGAAGGGCTACTAACGTGCCGAAGTGGCTGGCCACGTCCTTCCAATTCACCGTAGCGCAATCTATACCGGAACATCACGTCCGCGCATGAGTGCGGCTTCTCGATAGGAGCCCACGCATGCCAATCGTTATCGGACTCGGCGAAGATGCCGAGTGGAAAGACCCGCTCAACCTTTTTGGTGGCGAAGCACCGGGTCTAGCGCCTTCAACCGGTAATGTAGATCGACAAAAACCAGACCAGAATATGCGCGTTTCCATGCCTGAAGGCATGTCAGAGCGCGATTGGAATGACACCGTCAATACGGTGATTGCCGAGGCGGCAGGCGAGGGCGATGAAGGAATGGCGGGGGTGGCGCACGTCATTCAGAACCGTTCGAAGGTTCGCGGTCAGTCGATCGGGGATGTCGTCAGAGATCCAGACCAGTTCACCGGCTACTCCAAGCCGGGCCCGAAAGCACAGGAAGCCATGCGTGACCCGCAGATGCGGGCGAGGGCCGAGAATATCCTACGATCTGTCATGGCTGGAGAGGGTGACGATCCTACCGGTGGCGCGGACCATTATCACGCCGACTATGTGAGCCCGTATTGGGCAAAGTCTATGGTCGAGACCAAGCGCATCGGCAATCACCTCTACTACAATTCCAAGGCAGGCAATAAGCCGACCAGCTCCGAGACTGCGTTCGTTTCAGAGAATGATGGTTTGGGCCTATTGGGGCCGAAAGGCCAGTTTGGTGATATGCTGAAGGGTGAGCAGAAGTCCGACGTTCCCAACCCGAGCGGGAAGGGACTGGCGAGACTCGTCAGGGAGCCAGAAGAGAAAGAGAACAGCGGGGGCGGAAAGCTCAACTTCGTGCACCCCGGTCAGGAGAAGATTGCGCCGCAGTTTGCCGCGATCCTCACTGACACGTCGAAGGCCATGGGACGCGATATCACGATCAACTCTGGGTACCGGTCGCCTACTCATCGCGTGGAAGCGGCAAAGCCAGGCGGACCCGGCGAGCATTCGGATGGCACCGCGTCTGATATCTCGATGAAAGGCATGAGCGAAGGCGAACGCGCCAAATTGGTGCGCGAGCTATATTCCCGCGGTGCTCGTCGCTTTATCACCTACAAAAACAGCCCCGACATGCTCCACGTCGACATGAAGGATCAGACGGGCAAGGGCACGCCTTGGTTCATGTTCGACAAGTCAGCCCGCAACATGCCGAACGCGCCGGCGTGGTTCAAGGAAGTGGCGGCAAATCCCGGCGAGGCGTCAGCATCCCGAGAAGCGATCGCATCTTCGCAGGGTGATGGTGGCGCCGCGGCCGGTACCGCGATCGTCATGGACGAGAATTACAAAGCTGGTGACGCTTTCGGCCTCTTTTCCGGCACCACAAACCCCCTCGAAGCGGAGGCGAAGGCGACAGCCCAGGCAAGAACCGATGCCGCAGCAGCCGAGGCGCAGCGGATCGAGCAAGAGCGCGTCGCGTCAGAAACAGCAGCCAACAATCGGACGGTTGATGCCCGCATAGCGGATGGCAAGGGTCGCTATGTGGCGGTCAATGAGAGCGAGCTTCCTGATTGGCAGAAGCAGTGGGACCAAAAGAACCGCTCGTCCGGCATCGTTGGCGATATCGTCCGGCGCTTCGGTATGGGCGCTGGTAGCACCAGCCAGTCCATAAACAACCTCAATCGGCTTATCGTCTCCAAATTGCCGGGTGGCGACAGGATCAACGAGGCGCTCGATGGAATTGACCGCTGGTGGACTGGAAAGACCCAGAACGAGCAGACCCAAGAGAGTATCGATCGGATGTCTGGCAGTCTTTCGCCAGAAGGCGAGGCGGCTCGAGAGAAGAAGTGGTGGGACGAGGAAAACAAAACGCTCGGACCGGCATGGAAAGATCCGCGAAGCTATATCGGCACCATTGCTGAAAGCGCCCCGGCGACGATCGCCACTATGGCACCTTCGGGCCTGCTCGCTCGAGGCTCATTTATGGCCGCACGGGCAGCTGGCGCAACGGCAGAGGCCGCAGCAGCGACCGCCGCAAAGACAGCAACGATCGCCGGAGGCATCTCAGAAGGTCTTTTGGGCGGTGCAGATGCTGCTCTGTCAGTCAAACAGCGCATTGCTGAACTCCCGCGTGAGCAGCTCGTCGCCTCAGAGGCAGTGAAGCAGCTCGTCCAGGGTGGATTGTCGGAAGACGACGCCATCAAAGCGCTCAGTGAAGATGCCCAGGTGCAGGCCATGCTCACGGCTGGTGTCATCACCGGAGCCTTCGGCGGTATGGGTGACCGTGCGCTCGCGAAGATCATCGCAGAAGGCGTAGAAGGAGGTATTGCTCGACGGATTGGCGTCGGTGCGGCGAAGGGAATGGTTGGCGAAGGCATCTTCGAAGAAGCGCCGCAAAGCGCAGGCCAGACCATCGCCGAAAACGCGGCGGTAGCGCGGGTGAAGCATGATCAGGATCTGACGGAAGGCCTGGGCGAATCCGTGGCGAGCGGTGTAGCAGCCGGTGGCGCAATGGGCGGCGGCATGGGTGCCGTGGGTGGCGTCGCTCGTCCGGCCGCAAGCAACACAGGCCCATCACCAGAGGTTGGGCAGGCAGCCCCGGAACCAACAGCGCCAGTCGAGCCAGATGACCGCGGACCTCTTCGTCGAGCAGCTGATCACGGCCAGCAGCGCCAGGCAGACCGCGGGGCAGCCGCGAATGCTGGTGTCCCGATCGATGGCCGTCCCGGCGTCAAATCCACCGTGCGCGTCGAAGCTGAAGGCGTTACGCCTTTCATGGGCACCGTTGAAGGTTACGAGGGCGACGAGGCCGTCGTGGTCGATAGTGGAAGCGGGGAAGTCTATCAGGTGCCGTTGGCAAACCTGAGCGAGATTGCGCCTCCGGTCGCTGACTACCAGTATCCGGAAAAATCCCAGGACGGCATGCCTGAGCACTCGGCAGACCCGGCGCTGCAGCCATTGCCGCCCATGTCGGCGGAGCTGACGTCAGAAATGCCGCCACGGTCCGAAGATATCCCCGCGACAGAGAAGCGCCCGACGAGGCCGCAGGCAGGCCAGCGCGTCATTGTTAATGATCCGGCAGCAGGCCGCTTCTCCGCCCGGATTGAGCGATATGAGAACGGTGGTACCGAGGCCGTTGTCGTCGATGACGAAGGCAAGCCTTATCAGGTGCCCCTCGAGTCAATGAAGGTCAACGGCCTGACGCCGGCGCAAGTCGAACAACAGGACCTCGAGCGTGATCCGCCCATCGAGCGCGAAATCGGCGATGCAGGGCCGAACAGCCGAAAGATCGGCGACAAGACTGTCGTACTGCCGGATGAGAAGCACGCCGCGCTATACGACCTTGCCCGCGAACAGATCATCGCCAAGAAGCTCGGCGGCACCTCTCAGATCGATATGGACAGCGTCTTGCCGCAAGAGCGCAAGCGGCTTGCGAACGAATTTCGCATTAAGGTGTCGGATCTGGCGACCTTGGCCGATGACTACCGGTACCGGGCAGAGCGAGCCGCTAAACAGGCGAAATCCAAGCTTCCGGTCAACATGCATGCGGTGAACGATCGCTTGCTGAAACAGCGCCAATCAGCACTGGCGAAAGAGGCCGGTGAGGCACCGACACCGACCGCCGATGATGGCGCGACCTGGTGGGACGTTGATCTGACCGCACAGGATCGCAAGGGCATTCTTGAAAAAGCGGGCGTCAAGCGCTCTGAGAGGCTGACTTGGGCCGGCATGACGCCGGGCATCCGGAAGAAGCTGACCGACGTGCGGGACGCGCAGAGGGCTGCTTCGGAGGACGTCGAGACGCTGTCCGGGCAGAGCGATGTTTCTGCCAAAATGCAGGCCATTGCAGATGAAATCGGTCAGGATGATGGAGCTGTATATCCCGATCATGCGGAAGCGATGCAGGCTGACGCGGCTGCCAACATGGCGGCCACATCGCCAACCAACGATGGTTCAGAGCCCACTGAAGCGCAGAAGGAAGCCGGAAACTACAAGGTCGGGCGTCTGAAGTTGGGCGGCCTCGATGTCTCGATCGAAAATCCGGCTGGATCTACGCGAAAGGGCGTCTCCTCATCTGGTAAAGCATGGGCCGTCGAGATGAAGAGCCATTACGGCTACATCCGCGGTACCGTCGGTCGCGACAAGGACCATATCGACGTCTTCGTTCGTCCTGGTACCGATGCGCTGGACGATTCCTCTCCGATCTTTGTCGTCGACCAGAAAGACCCCGCGCGCGGTCGTTTCGACGAGCACAAAGTGATGGCTGGTTTCGACAACGAAGCGCAGGCGCGTGCCGCATATCTCGAAAACTACACCGCTGACTGGAAGGGGCTGGGAGACATCACCCAGACCACGCTTGGCGATTTCAAGACGTGGTTGAAGTCCGGCAAGACTTCAGACCCTTTCGCACCGAAATGGTTTGCGTCACAGGAGAAGGCGGAGGGCTACGTCGCTAAGAACAAGATGGGCGAGACCCACGAGGTTGTTCAGAGAGGTAAGCGCTTCGAAGTTCTGGAGCGAGCGCGCACCACGCCAGCGGTCCGCAGCGGGAAAGGCACTGAGCTTGATCCAAACGCTCATCCTTGGTCCGATGTTTGGGGGAGCGATGCCGATGCGGTCTCTGACGCGCTTAGCCGCATCACCAGCACCAACGGCGGCGACACTCCTATCTCGGATGCCGTTAAGGCGGACGTCGGCAACAAGGAACTGTTGCAGCTGATCGAGAAGCGTTGGGGTGAAGGCGGCGCAGGTGGCAATCGCTACATGATCGAGACCCGCAAGGGACCGATCGTGACGATCACGCTGGAAAAGGACGAGGGCAACCAGCGTATCGTTCTGCGCGGCAAAGAACTGGCAGATGCCATCCGCAAGGAGTTCGCTGTTTCGCTTGAGGACATGAAGCGTGAGGCTGCCGCTCGTGAAGAGAAGGTGGAAGCACCACAGCAGCCGAAACAGGAAGCCCCAGCGCAGCAAGAACAGGCTAAATTGAAGCCTAAACCCGCAGTCTCGGAGAACAAGCTTTTCACCGAAGACGCCGCTGCCAAGGCGCGCGAGTTGCTCCGAAAGAAGCTCTCTGGGAACACGCTGAACAGCGGCATTGACCCGGAATTGCTGCAGGCCGGTATTACGCTCGCCGGCTATCACATCGAAAAGGGTGCCCGCACCTTTGCCGCATATGCGTCCGCCATGCTCGCTGACCTTGGAGAAGGCGCGCGCCCGTACCTGAGATCGTGGTATATGGGGGTGAAGTATGACCCCCGCGCCTCGGCATTCGATGGGATGTCGAGCGCGGCAGAGGTCGAGGCCGCAGACGTCAACACCTTCACCGGAGAGACCAATGAACCTGAACAACTGGATCGAGATGGGGCGCCAGCACTGGAAGGAGTTTCTGCCGAACCGGTACCGGGAGCTGAAAGCGGCCGGGACGCTGGACGAAGCACTGGAGACAGCAGCGGAGCAGACGTATCTGGAAGCCGACCAGCTGGAGAAGAACGGGTTCCAGGCGGACGAGGCGTGGCAGATGGTGAGGGAGAACTATCTCCTGTTGCCGCCGGAAGACAGCCAGGCAACCGAAAGCCAGACGCAGACGTCGCAGGATCTGATGAGCGCAGCGAGAAGCGGGCAAAGGACGGTCGAGATCAGGTAGCTCGTACAGCAGCGGTTCCGGCGCAGCAGCGCCCATCCGATTACGTCATCACCGACGCTGACGGTCTGGGTGAGGGCGGTCAAAAGGCGAAGTTCCGTGCAAACGTCGCCGCGATCGAGTTGGTGAAGCAGCTCGACGAGCAGAAGAGACCAGCCACCCGCGACGAGCAGGCGGTTCTCGCTAAATGGGTCGGCTGGGGCGGCTTGCGAGCTGCTTTCCCGCGTGAAGATGGCAGTGTCGCCAAGGGCTGGGAAAAGGAAGCGGCGGAGCTGAAATCGCTGCTGACGAAGGAAGAGTATAGCGCCGCCGAGTCATCGACGAGGAACGCGCATTACACGTCGCCTGAAATCGTCGATGCAGCGTGGTCGATTGCGCAGCGCCTCGGCTTTAAGGGAGGCCAGGTGCTTGAGCCGTCCGTTGGAGCTGGAAACTTCCTCGGTCTGATGCCCGGTGAAGTGCGCGGCACTTCCCACGTCACCGGCGTCGAACTGGACCGGATCACGGGTAGTATTGCCAAAAATCTTTATCCATCGGCAAACATTCAGGCCCCGATCGGCTTTGAGAAGCTGACCGTCCCCAATTCCTACTTCGATCTGGCGATCGGCAATCCGCCATTTGGCTCTGAAAAGCTCTATGACAAAGAGCGGACGCATCTCAACACGCTGTCGATCCATAATTTCTTCTTTGCCAAGGCGATCGAGACGCTGCGACCAGGTGGCATCCTAGCGATGGTCGTTACAAACCGGTTCCTGGACGGCCAGTCAGCAGCAGCGCGCAACCTGATCCAATCCAAGGCGGATTTCATCGGCGCTATCCGCCTGCCGAATGACGCGTTCTTGAAGAACGCCGGTACCGAAGTCACAACGGACATCGTCATTCTACAGCGCAGAGAAGCCGGCGCAGCCCCGAAGGGCAGCGATTGGCTCGAAGTTGTCGATTATCGCGCCAGGAACGGCAACGTCGTACCTCTCAACAAGTATTTCGTCGAAAATCCCGACATGATGCTGGGCGAGTTCGGCGGCTACGGCTCTATGTACGGTCCCAACGAGCCCGCCTTGATCGCTCGAGGCGGTCAGAATACCGCGGCGGAGCTGGCGAAAGCTGTCGAGAAGCTGCCCCAAGACATCATGGGCGATACTGTGCCTGTGAGGGTGACAGAAACTGTCACGGTACCGGAAACAGTGGGCGACGTTCAGGTCGGCACGATGTTCTCCGCCCCGGACGGATCAATTCATCTCCGCACCCCTGATCACATCGGCCAGCCCACATCCAAGGCAGTCGATTTCGCCAACGAGACGGCGAAAGAGCGCGTCGCCGGAATGGTCCGAGTAAGGGATGCTTTCGCCAAGCTGAGACGCGCTCAGATCAGCGATACCGCCTCGGATCAGCAGATTGAAAACCTGCGAAAAAGGTTGAATACCTTCTACGATGCCTTTGTAAACAAACACGGACCTATTAACAGCGACGCGAACAAGCGTCTATTCCGAGACGATCCGACGTGGCCGCAAATCAGCGCTCTTGAGCAATCCTTCGACAAGGGTTTGAGAGCGGCACTTGCCAAAAAAACAGGGGAAAAGCCCCGCGCACCTACTGCAACGAAGGCGGCGATCTTCACGCGGCGGACGCAGCAGCCTTACAGACGCCCGACAAACGCCAGCAGCGCGAAGGACGCGCTTGCGACGATTCTCAATGATTATGGTCGGGTGAACCTCGAGGCCATGTCGGACCTATATGGCAAGTCGCAAGAAGCCATCGTGGAAGAGTTGGGGTCTCTGATCTTCAAGACGCCTGCGGGCGCCTATGAGACGGCAGACCAATATCTTTCCGGCAATGTGAAGCAGAAGCTTGCAGAGGCCGAACGCGCCGCAGAGCAGGATCCAGAATACCGCCGCAATGTGAATGCGCTGCGCGACGTGATCCCAGCCGACATCGAGGCGATCGATATCGATGTGAAGCCAGGCGCTCCATGGTTGCCAGCGAACCATGTCGAAGACTTCATTGCTCACATCGCGCAGGCAGCGGTGAAGCCGCGCGCCTATTATTCCGTCGCGAATGCGAAGTGGGACCTCACGGTCTCGCAAGTCACGCCGGCGGCGCAGACACTTTGGGGGACTGACAGAGCCGGCGTAGGGACCGTCCTGAGTGCCGTGATGAACGGTCAGACCATCACGATCTCCGACAGGACATCGGATGGCAAGTCCATCGTCGATCAAGCAGCAACCGATGCGGCCAATGAGAAGGTGGAGCGCGTAAAAGCCGAGTGGCGCAAGTGGCTCTGGCAAGACGACAAGCGCCGTGACGATCTCGCGCGGCTTTATAACGACACGTTCAATACCGACGTTATCCAGCAGTTCGACGGCTCGCACCTCACATTGCCGGGGAAGGTCGGCGACGACATCATCGAGCTTCGTCCAAGCCAGAAGAATTTCATCTGGCGCACTTTGCAGAGCGGTACCGCTCTTGCCGATCACACCGTGGGAGCGGGGAAGACATTCGCGGCGATCGCCTCGGTCATGGAGAAGCGCCGAACCGGCCAAGCCCGCAAACCAATGATGGTGGTACCGAACCATCTTGTCGGGCAGTGGGCAGCCGACTTCGTGCGTCTTTATCCAGGCGCTAAGGTGCTGGCAGCCACAAAGCAGGATTTTGAGAAGGAACGGCGGAAACGTCTTTTCGCTCGCATAGCCACCGGCGATTGGGACGCGGTCATTGTCGCTCACTCCTCATTCGGCAGAATCGGCGTTGATCCGAATTATGAGGCGAAGTTCATCCAGCAGCAGATGGATGATCTGGAAGCCTCGCTGGCAGAGGTACGGCGCGAGACCGGGCAGAAAAGCCGAAACGTGGCGCAACTCACCAAGTGGCGCGACAACCTGAAAGCCAAGATGGAGCGGCTGCTCGATTCCGGACGCAAGGATGACGGCCTTACCTTCGACGAGCTGGGCGTCGATGCGCTCTATGTCGATGAGGCGCACGAGTTCAAGAACCTTGCTTACTCGACATCGATGCAACGCGTGGCTGGTCTCGGCAACATGGCCGGATCCTCAAAGGCCGCTGACCTCTACATGAAGTCCCGGTTCATCCTTGAAAAGACCGGTGGCAACAACCTGGTGTTCCTCACCGGCACTCCGCTGTCGAACACGATGGCCGAAATGTACACCGTCCAGCGCTATCTCGACGAGAAGGCGCTGCGGGCCATGGGCGTGGCGCATTTCGATGCGTGGGCGCGTGTCTTCGGCGAAGTCGTCACTGATTGGGAATTGTCACCGTCCGGTCAGTATAAGCTCAATAGCCGCTTCTCCAAGTTTGTGAACGTTCCTGAGCTGATGCAGCGGTATCGCAGCTTCGCCGACGTCATCACCAACGACGACATCAAGGCGCAGCTTGCCGCACAGGGCAAGAAATTCCCTCTGCCAAAGGTCAAGGGCGGAAAGCCTACCAACATCGTAGTGGAGCGCTCCCCTGATCAGGCAGCTTACATCGGCGTGGGGCAGGCCGATGACGCCGGCAACCTGGTGTTCCCGAATGGGTCTCTTGTATGGAGGGCCGAGAACCTGCCGAAGAAGGCCGAGAAGGGCAAAGACAACATGCTGAAAGTCATGTCGGACGCCCGTAAGGCGGCGCTCGATATGCGTCTGATCGACCCAAGCTATCCGGACCACCCAAAGTCGAAGATCCATCGCGCCGCAAACGAGATGACGCGGATCTACAAGGCGTCAAAAGAAGATCGCGGTACCCAGCTCGTCTTTATCGACTTGTCCACTCCCAAAAAGGAGAGGGTCAAGGAGCAAATACGTATACGTGACCTCATGGAGCGCGCCGCTCAGGGTGATGAGGCGGCTATGGAAACGCTCGACAACATGTCCCCCGACGAGTTCCTTTCACTCGACAGCACGTTCTCCGTCTACGATGACCTGAAGCAAAAGCTCGTCGCTCGCGGCATATCGGAAAGCGAAATCGCCTTCATCCACGATGCCAACACTGAGGCGCAGAAGGAGGAATTGTTCGGAAAGGTCCGTTCAGGCCGCGTCCGCTTCCTATTCGGCTCTACCGCGAAGATGGGCGCCGGTACCAACGTTCAGAACCGCCTCGTCGCGCTGCATCACCTTGATGCACCGTGGCGTCCTTCCGACCTTGAACAGCGTGACGGGCGAGGGATACGCCAGGGCAATGAGCTATATGCTGCCGATCCGGAAGGTTTCGAGATCGAAATCCTCCGCTATGCCACGAAGAACACGCTTGATGCTCGCCAGTGGCAGACCATCGAGGCCAAGGCGCGGTTTATCCAGCAGGTGCGCAAGGGTGATATGAAAACCCGCGAAATCGAGGACATAGCAGGCGAAGCCGCGAACGCCGCTGAAATGAAAGCAGCCGCTTCCGGCAATCCTCTCATCCTTGAGGAGATGGACACGCGCCGGAAGCTCAGACAGCTTGAGGGCCAGTCTATCGAGCACGACCGTGAGCAGCATCGCGTGAAGGGCAAGATCAAGTCGCTCGAAGATGAAGCGGACCGGTTGCAGCGTGGTCTCTCAAAGGTCGAAGCCGATGCCGATTTGGCGCGAAAGGTTCCCGAGGAGTTCGCCGGTACCGTTGGTGGTCAAACGTTTGAAAAGCGCAAAGACTTTGGCGCGGCCATCGTCGCGGCGATGCGAAAAGAGCTGATCGACAAGGAAGGCGTTCGCGAGATCGGCGAGTACGCCGGTTTCAAGGTCGGCATTGATCCTCTGGGATTTGGCAGAGCGTTCAACGTGACGCTCGAGGGCGCGCGGGAATACACTGTTCCAGTCGACGACGCTTCCGACGTCGATGCTGCTGGTCTCGCGCAGCGCATCATGAATACCGTGAAGCGCCTCGCAAACCAGCCAGCGATCGACAAAGAGCGCATCAGCGAGGCGAAAGCGCAGGTTCCCGCCCTTCAAAAGCAGATCGGCGCGTGGGAAGGCGCTCAGGAGCTTGCCGATACCGCCGCTCGCCATCGCCGGATTTTGGACGCGCTGAAGCCTCAGCCAAAGAGTGCCAAGACGTCGGTCAAGGTGGAAGCTGGTGATGTGGATGCCCCGATCGCGAACAAGCGTCCTGATCCTGTCGTTATAGCCATCGCCAATGATCTGCAAACCGTCGGCATACCGGCTGCGCCCAATAGCACGGCCATCTTCCAGTGGGCGAAGGACACGATCGCGCGTTTCGGCAAGTCGGGGCACGAGTATCTTATGGCCGTCGACGACGATGGCAGCGTTGTCGAGTTCGGTACCGCCAAGAAGAAGGCCGCGACCGGAATCAACAACAAGCTGTATGGCGCATTGCTCAATCCAGATCGTCGCCTCGTTGTGTTCCACAATCACCCCAGCAACAGCCCTCTGAGTGTTGCCGATATCTCAATGATGGGGATGCCGGGACTTCACTCGGTCTGGGCATTTGGAGCGAACGGCATGCAGATGCGCGCCGTTCTCACCCCCGAGGCAGAGGCCGTGATGCGCGCCGCGGCAGATCCCAATCAGACAGTGAAGGCTTGGCGAGACACCTTGTCGTCGGCGCTTGAGCAAGTCGATGCATTCTTGCGCCCACTCGTCACCAGCGGCGTGATCGATGTGGAGGCTGGCAACGCTGCCTATACCAACACGGCGGCAATTCTGGCTCAAAAGGCCGGGCTTATCGACATTTCCTCAAATACCAACTATGATACTTCCGCCATCGAGGGCTTGAATGCCAAGCTCGATAAATTGGCGGTCGCTCTGAAGGAACAGATCAGCGATGGCACAGCAGGCAGCACCGATAAGGGGATTTCACGACGACCCGCCCGCGACGTTCGACACGTTGCAGAAGTGGAAGGATTGGCACGCATCGGTGAGCCAATGGCCGGCACGCGATCCGGACCGGCAGGGCTATCTGAAACAGGCGCGCCAGATTATCAGAGAAAAGAGCGCCGTTCAGACAAACAGCCAGGACGAGTCGAAGGCGTAACCCAATCGCGCATCGTCGAGGAGCTGCGCGGTAAGCTGACCGATTTGCAGCCTGCGCTCCTGAAAACCATCCCCCTTAACTATTTCTCAGAACTTGCCCGTTCGAACATGACGGCGGTTGGCGACTATCTGCGCGTCAAGCGCTTGATGGATGCCTTCAGGGGGAAGAAGCATGCCGAGGCCGATTCCGTAGCACAGGATTGGTTGAAATACACCCGTCTTGGGTTTGCCGGCAAAGACAAGGCCAAGGCGCAGGAACTTGCCGACCTGATGCATGACGCTACCCTCGCGGGTGTCGATCCAGCCGCTACGGACGACGAGACCAAAGCGCTCTCCGGGGATGACCACCTGCGCAAGCGTTTCATGGCGCTGCCGCCAAAGGGGCGGGAACTTTATGTGAAAGTCAGGGACGCGTATCGGGAGCAGTCGCAGGAGCTTGACGAAATACTGCTCGACAACGTCCGCAAGGCACAGCAGATCGCTGAGAAAAACGCCGAGGATCGTTACAAGCTCACGATGCAGAAGATCAAGGACGCTGGACTGACCGGCATTGATCGCAAGAACGCCGAGGAAGATGCCACCAGCGCCTACAAGGCGGAGACGACGAAATCCCGATGGGCAGCGAAAGCCCGCCTGACCCGGATGCGCATTGCGTTCGAATCGAGCCGGGTGCAGCCTCCATATTTTCCTCTTGGCCGTTTCGGTCGGTATTTCGCGACCGTGCGGGACATCGATGGAAGGGTGCTGAGCTTCTCAAAGCACGAGACCGTCGCTGAACGCGATCGGATGGCGCGCGAGCTACGAGCTGAATATCCGGCCGGAAAAGTCGAAGTCGGTGTGATGGAAGCCAGCGGCGACATGCGCAAGGCTATGGATCCGCGCATCGTCGCAGAAATCGAGGAGATTTTGGGCGGCGCGAACATTGGCGGCGACGTCATGGATCAGATATGGCAGCGATACCTCGAGTCGATGCCAGACCTGTCTACCCGCAAGCGCTTCATCCACCGTAAGGGCACTGCGGGTTACAGCAAGGATGCACTGCGCGTCTTCTCCTCGCACATGTTCCACGCCGCCCACCAGATGGCACGCCTGAAATACGGCCTCGAGCTGCAGGAGCTGGTCAACAACACGGTTGACCAGGCGAAGGAGAGCGACGATCAGACCCGCGCCATGACGTTGGCGAATGAGCTTTCCAGCCGCCACAAGTGGGTGATGAACCCGACTGGCAGCAAGGTCGCTCAGACGATGACGAGCACCGCCTTCGTGTGGTACCTCGCTGCATCCCCCGGTGCCGCTCTGGTCAACATGACGCAAACTGTCATGCTTGGTCTGCCTATTCTGGCTGCCAAATTCGGAGGCTTTAAGCAGGCAGCAGTAGCGCTCAGTAAAGCTTCCGCCGATTCTGTAGCTGGCAAGGGCAGTGTGGTGAGCGATCGCCTCGCACCGGACGAGCGGCGAGCGATGGACGCGTTCTACGAATCCGGGCTGATCGACAGAACACAAAGCCATGATCTCGCAGGGGTGGGCGAAACGGGTGTCGAGTACACGCCTCTCCGAGCAAAGGTGATGGAGAAGATTTCATGGGCTTTCCACCGCGCCGAGGTTTGGAACCGTGAGGTAACTGCACTCGCGGCCTACCGCATGGCTCGCGCTGAAGGTCAGAATATGTCTGACGCGATCGACACCGCTCACGATCTGACGTGGAAGACGCACTTCGACTATTCCAACAGCTCGAGGCCCGCCGTTCTGCAGAACGACTTCGCAAAGGTCGCTCTCGTTTTCCGTCAGCACAACATCAACATGCTTTACCGGGTGGCGCGCGACATCCACCAGTCGGTTAAGGGCGAAACTCCACAGGCCCGGCGCGAAGCCCGGTACCAGCTCGCCGGCGTCATGGGCATGATGGCAGCTATGGCCGGCGTGACGGGAACCATGGGCTTCAGCGTTGCTATGATGATTGCGGGCGCGATCTTCGGCGATGATGACGACCCGATGGCGTTTGAAGATCAGTTCAAGGCCGATGTCGTCGATATCCTCGGCCCGCAGCTGGGGGGCGTTCTTCTCAACGGTGTGCCGGGGCATTATCTGGGCATCGACCTGTCATCCCGCATTGGCATGCCGGATCTGTGGTTCCGGTCGCCGACGAGGGAGCTGCAAGGCAAGGACGAATACCAGTATTGGCTATCGCAGAGCCTCGGCGCGACGGTCAGCCTGGGCGAGCAGCTCTACACCGGCTTCAAGGTCATGACGGATGATGGAGACGTGGCGCGCGGCATAGAGATGATGGCGCCGAAGGCGGTTCGCGACCTGATGAAAGCCTATCGCTACTCGCAGGACGGCGTTGCGACGATCGGTAAGGATCAGATCCTCGGTGCCGACCAGATCGACGCGACAGATATTGTCGCGCAGGCGATGGGCTTCACCCCCGCCAAGATTGCAGAGACGTGGGAGCGAAACAGCGCACTGAAGAACGCAGAGACCCGCGTCAAGCGCACCCGTCAAGCGTTGATCAACAGATGGGCGATGGCGACGATGGCGGGCGACAAGGAAGCTGCGGCAGAGGTGCTGGAGAGCATCAAGCGGTTCAATTCTCTCCCCGTTCACGCTGGTTTCCCGATCAAGGGCGAAACCCTCAAGCGCTCGATCCAGACACGTGCCACCAACGCGGCGAAGAGAGAAGATGGGGTTCTGATCGGCAACAAGGCGCTGGGAGCGTCGCTGAGAGAGCGGTTGGCCGATCCGGTCTATCGATAACCGTTGGCGCCGTAAAAGCGGCGCTTTCTCCCCACAACAAGAGCCGTGTTTTGTGATGAGGCGGTTATGGATGAACGGCTAGATAAGCTGCAGGTCAACTTGGAAATCTCGATGAAGGTTGTCCCTTCGCCGTTCTTGAGAGCTTTTGCCGGTACCGGACCAAAAAGACGGCGAGAGCTTATCGGCGCTCTAGAAATCGGCCAGCGGTTGGCGAAGCCTGTCAGATACATGCACCGTGTTTACGAAGACGGGCGTGAAGTCGACGAGGCCGATCTGGCGGACTTTCTATACCACCACCTCCAGGCTGTTCCGGATGAGCAGGCAAAGCGCGTCACGGACAAGAATGATGATATCCGCTCATCCGCGTTTAAGGAAATTGCAACGGCGCTGGTGAAAGCGATTTCTGCGAACTGGACGATCAAATACGAGCCAAAAACACTCGATCTGCCAGGGCAGGGGGTAAAATGGGACAGTGCAAATTCTCAGGGTGGCTTAGAACGGGCTAAGGGTTAAGGCCGATCGCCGTCTGACGGCTGCGAAGCTGCTCTTGCACAGCTTTCGGCCACTGCCATTCGGGAATGCCTGCATCGCTGAGCGCCGCGCCTATCCTTTCAGCAGGCACACCTTGTTCAAGTGCGGCGTTGGCCTGCGCCAGCGCTTGTTCCGGGCTTGGCGAGGTTGCCGCCTGGGCGTCACCGCTGGCTGCAGCCTTTGCTTTCATGTCTTCAAAGCGTCGGGTCACGTCTTCTTGAGCGCGTGGAGACACCCCTCCTATGGTCCGCGTTTTGGGCTGAGAAGTTGCTTCATCGTCTTTCTCCCGACGATCATTTGTTTTTGCGGGGGCCGCTTTCCCTTGAGCCTTCTGAACAGGTTTCCCGGTCGCCGTATCGACAAGCACCTTCCGCTCTGTTTGAGGTTTAGCACCAACGCCAGCTAGGCCGACCTGACCGTCCCCACGTTGCAGTGAGACCTCTTGGTCGATCAGCTTTTCCTTCTCCTCTGCCGACATGTCGTCGAACTTCTTGTCGGTACCGCCCAGCCCACCGTCGAACCTTTTGCGCAATGATGTGATGGCGTCGCCGCGATGCTTGTTATCGCCAACGCCATATTGCTTATCGATTTTCTTCTTCTCTTCGTACTGGCGCAGCTCGCCGGCTTCTTTATCTGCCGCTGATCGAGCTGCTTTCTGGCTTTCCCACGCTGCCTCGGGGTTTGCGAACCGCGCAATAACGTCGGGAATTCTTTCGTTGGGGACGTCAGAGTAATTTTCCTTACCATCCGCGCCGGTCGCATAGATCCGCATACCGACCGCGGGGCCACCAGGCTCTCTCACGATGGGCTCATAACGGAGGCCTTTTAGCGGATTGTTGCCATACCCTTTCAGACCAGCAATTGTGACGGTGTCATTGAGGGCGCCGGCATAATCGCCGGTTTGTGCTTTTGTAATAGCGCCGGCAAACAGGCGCGCGCCCGTTTTCGCATCCTCGGTTTCGCCCCACTTCTGGACCCTATCTGCGTTTTCGATGTCACCATTTGCGAGATAGGTGTTTCTCATTTTGGGAAGAGCGAACTTGTTCCAGAACTGGTCGAAATCGCCTGGCTGCTGAGTACCCGCATTTACCTGTGCGTCGAACGTCGTCTTGGCATCGGCGTTGATTTTGTCGATCTCAGAGCGTTGCTCGATCACGCGGTTATATTCGACGTCCTGCCGATCCGCCAAAACCTTTGCGCGATCGTCAGCGACCTTTTTCCGCTCCTCGTTTGCCCAGCCCTGCCGAATCTGCTGACCCTTGGCAAACCCGTCCATGAATCCGCCCAAACCAATAGCGAAACCGCTCATGCTGCTTTGTCCTTCTGATCTCTGACCGTGGGTACAGATCCTTTACGGGCTGGAGCTTCTGTGCCGCCCAGCCCAATAGCCTCGATAACCGCGTCCAGCTTGTTGTCGACGTCCTGGACGGCCTTCATGGTGATGCCGATCGCATCCTGCGCGGCGATATTTTGACCGTCGCCCAAACCAGTCTGCTTGGTGAAGTCTTGGGCATAGGTGCCGATGTGGCGCCCTTCGTCAGCCACGCCTTCCTTGTAATCCCAAGCCTCAACAGGCATTGCCTTCAGCGCCTCGAGCGCTTCGCCGTCCTCGATAGTCTCTTTGTTCTCTTTCGCGTTCTCGTCGGATTTGAACAGCAGCCCACCGATACCGCCCAAAAAGCTTCCGATCCCCTGAGCGCTGGCGGCGTTCATCTGCTGGTTCGTTTTCCACGCATCCAACTGCAAACCATATTGCTGGTTCAGTGTGCTTGCCTGACCGGCATAGCCCTGCATAGCGCCACTAAATCCAGAGTTCATGATGGTAGACGCAGCGAGCGATTGCCCGTTCGTCGCTTGGTTGCCAGACAGAGCAGTACCGCTCGCTGCCACGCTACCGCCTGCGCCTGCTGCGGCTTGCGCTGGAAGGCCTTTGCCGAGGTTCACGACATCGGCCTTCAGGGCAAGGGCCTTGTCCCTCACGCCCTGTCTTGCTGTGTTTGCTGCGCCAGCTTCAGCAAGTGAAATACCGAGGTCTGAGGCCGCTTGCACGCCTGCGAACCGACCGCTTCCGGGTGTGACGCCCATCGAGGCGTTGGCGCGCTCTGTCGCTGCGCGGTTGGTCGCTGCCGCGGTCTGAACGTCGGCGCGCGCCTCCGCTGCTGCTTCCGCCTGTTTGGCCTCGGTCCCGTAATTCTTGGCCTCATTGATGAACTCGTCCTCAATGGGCTTGTAGACGCTCTCGTAGCGGGCTCGATCTTCTTTCGACCATTTCGCCTGATCAGTCGCGAGGCCGAGCTGCTGTTCGGTGATTTTGTTGGTGAGGGCGTCCAGCTCTTTCTGACGACCCTCAGAAACCGCGAATGCATCTTTCGCGAACGCAAGCCAGTTTTCACCGGTCTGCGCCTGCATGAGAGCCGCTTTGCCAATCTGAGGATCTGGTGCTGGTGCTGAATTGCTGCTTTTGCCCATGATGCTGCCTTCTGATGAGGGTCAGCGCTCATGCGCAATTTGCTATCTATATATCGCGATGTCCGGTTTTTCCAGCGAAGCGTTCTGGTAGCCAGCGGCATTCTTCCCGCAACATACCGTAGACAATCAGATCTTCGCCGGCATCGCCTGCCTTGCGCATGAGACCTTCGCGCTTGAAGCCGAAATGCTCATTGAACCGGATCGCATCGGCGTTGTTCACCGACACAAAGCTGTTGAGGCGAGGGTAGCCGAGTTGAAGAAATGGGTAGGCGAAAACCTTGATGATAAGCTCTCGTGTTATCCATCGCCGGCCGCCATCCGACACGACAGATACCCAACAGCCGCGGGTGGTGAAAGAATCGAAGACGACGATGCCGTGGACGTCCGCGCCGGTGCTTATAGCGATAGCTTTGGCGTCATCACGGAAGTGCAGCTTACCTCGGCTCGCTGCGAGCGCCACCAGCTCGTCATTTGGCGAGTAGACGACCTGCTTCGTCATCGGATGAGCTTCCGTTGCAGGGCTTGAGCGACGGCGTTAAGCCGGTTCGATATTTCCTTGATGTCCTTCAGCAGCGCATTGAAGTCGTCTTGGGTCGGTGCCGCGGACACTTCTTTCGTCTTCACCTGCGCGAGCTGGAGCAACTCACGTAAGTCTTCCAGACGAACCGCTGCACGCTCTCGAGATCCAGAGCGCGACCCGTCGAGCACTTCCAGTTTTTCGATGTGATTTGGCTGCATCACTAAACTCTCAGTTCATCGACAGAGGTCGCCAAAGATATGCTGCCGATCGGGATGTTGGACTGAACTGCTATCTCCCAGCAGCGCGCGTTTTTCGCGGCCAAGCGACATACCGAGCCGATTTTGTTGATGTTACCCACGAGTATCCCGTCGGCGTAAACGCTGACATTGGCCGCCATGGGAGAAGGCAATGGCAACATCGGATCGCCGCCGACGGGATACTCGCCGAGCGCATGCTCATTGATTGCGGAACGGAGTTTACCAGATGCAAAGATCACATTGTTTTCAGCAGAAATTCTAGCAATCTCCGCTGCAATGCGCGCCTCATCGCTGGTGTCACTCACTGAGCCCTTGTCGACGAGAATTGCTCCGAATGTACCTGGTCTAGGCATCCAGAACTCTTTCGACCGCCAAGAGAAGGGTTCTGGGAAACCAAAAGGATCATCGAAACGATAGATGTTCGTATCGCCAGGACGTTTGAAAAATAGCGCCGATGTCTCAACGTCAAAGAAAACAGCGTCAGCTGCTTCTCCTGAACGCTTAAGGAAAGGTTCGGCGTTGACGTTGACGAAAAGTGCACCCGCGGATCGATCTGCCACGGCATCCGTGATGTCGTAGAACATCAGATAGAGATTGCCGTGTTGAGCGCCGAGGGCAGTTTGAGGAGATAGAGCTTGCCAATCATCTCGGCGAAAAAGCTGCTCTGTAACGAGCGCTATTTCCCCCGTCGCTCTGACAGAAATGAGCCCGTCATTGCTGGGGTAGCAGATAGCGAAACCGAGATCGACAATTCCCCGCGCATTGATGCAGGGGAAGTTTGCTTCTAGCTTTACGCTCTGCATCGAGTCAGGGTGCGAGCCCGTCATCATGTACGGGTTCGCTTTCGTCAGCACGACGAGAACGGCACCAATCGATGCAATGCCAACCACGTCGCTGTCGCAAGTCAAAACATACTTTTCAGGCCACACGTGGGGGCGCCAAGGCTCGCAGAAATAGACGTCTCGACCAACGAATGCAGCCATCATCCCGTTGGGCATCGACGTTATGCCTGAGAGCGTGTCCTTCGGCTCGTCCCATCCGGCAGAAGGTAACGCTTCTTGAAAAGCGTCTACACCTACCTCATCGAGGAAATCGCTCGAAGAAACCGGCCTTTCTGCAATGAAATAGAGGTATGTCCCGCTTGATCCCGTCTGTGAGCGGTAGATGCGCTGCCGAGTGATTGATCTACCTGCTGGGGCAGCTGCAAAGCCACTTAGCGTAACGGACTGTCCCGGCTTCCAGTCTAGAGCAGGAGACGCCGGGGAGGGTGCTGTCTCCTCTCCGAAGCTTGTTACAAACGTGTAGACATAGGTGCGAGTTTGAGTGTCGCCATTACCGGCTCCGCCAATGGTCGCTGTTAAGCCCGCGGAGGGGCGCGGGACGCGCAGCGGATACGTGATTCCTGCGACCCTAACTTTTGGAACCCCGTCACCAGTGAAATAGAGGCGATCTTGCGCCACCGGGCCGGGAACTGCATTGATTTCTTTGGGCCAAGACAACCACTGGTCTTGATGACGATAGATCGTCTTAGTCCCGTGCGCCACGGACTCGCCTGTCTTGAGCGATCCATTGATCGGGGTTAGTCCACCGTCGTCTAGCCGAACTCCAATAGCCTCAGTAGCCGCTGTTTCAGGCAAGAGACGCGGCAGTACGAGCGGCTTTTCACCTGCGAAGGCGGAGAGCGTGATGCGGGCCAATGATTATCTCCCTTCTTGCGCTACGAGCTGGCGACCCACTCCGAAGGGGCTAGGATCTGCGCTGCGCGGGTCTCGCCAAAGAGGGTTAAAGCGATCTGCTGCAAGAGAGGCCATAACTCGTGATCAGAGCGATATGACGAAGCAGATTCGAAGATTTTGCGTGTTCTCAGGTTTTGCTGCTCCATAGCCGTTCCGACGAGATCAGCCTCTGCCGGCGTCAGCCGTTCCCACAAATGAACCGGGTAAATGACTGCGACCATGTTTGGGCCTGGGTCAACGGGCGGTTCATAGGCAACCCACCCGCCATCCAAGGGTAGGAAGTTCTCACCGGGCTTCAAAGGGTAGACTGTGGTGCCCTCCGGATAAGAAGCGCGGATTTCTTCAGATGGTTCTGAGATCGTCTGCCAATATCCCACTTCAGGATGATAAAATCCGTGTTCTTCGCTCATCGGCGCTCTCCTAGATCTGTTCCCACCAAGACGTTAACCCAAGAAACGCGTTGCCCTGAGTGAGCCGGTAGTAATGCCCTGGCGGGACAAGAAACATCGGATAGGCATAGTAGTATGTGGTGTCCGAGTTGACGATTTTTTCTGGTCTCGGCGGAGTGAACCACGTGTTCATGTTTGCGGAGATCTGACCTTCGCAGAACGAGTATCTTGCCCACCCGGCTGGCGCCACGGTAATGGCTCGACCTGTAGTGTTCTGATAGACGGTCCCCGCTTGGCGGTTTGCCACCACGTCCTGCCATATCTGATTGACGCCGAAGCTACCCGCAGCGATAGCTGCCTTGACTGCTGCTGCATCGGGAAACTTGTCCGCCACGCCGGCTTGTATTTGAGCCGCTGAAGCTTTGTTGCCGAGTCGTATGTCGTTGATCGTCGTTACGCCGGTATTGCGCGCTATTCGGAAAGGTCCATCGATATATGAACCGTCGTCGGAGAAGCGAAAGAAACCGAGATCCGACCCCACGTTTTCGCCTGCCTCGAGATCAAAAGCAGCGCCCATTTTCCATCGAAGCTTACCGCCTGTGGTTAAATGCAGCATCTTTTCGGCGCCAGCATTACCATCAAGTGCGAGCGGGGCTTTCATCGTGTCGCCCCCGGTCTTAGAAACCTTTCCGGCCAGCGCATTCAACATGGTGGTGGCAAAGTTGGGGTCGTTGCCCAACGCTGCGGCCAGCTCTTTGAGAGTGTCGAGGGCGGCCGGTGAGCTATCGACCAAACTGGCAATCTTCTGCTCTACAAATTCGGTAATGGTGACTGTATCGGCCTTGCTGCTCAATGCGCTGTACGCGTCAGAGATGAGATTGATTAGCTCTCCCAGAGCCCCAGCCGTCATCCTGATATCAAGTCGAGATCCGGCCACGAAAGGTTTAGCAGTAGACCCGTCTTGTGCTCTCACGACGGTCAACGTGGCGTTGTTGCGTGAGGTGACGCGAACCACTTCAGTATTACCCGCCGCGTCGAGGATGGTGGCAGGATGCCAGTCGCCTTGAGCAAGCGCAGGGAACTTACCCGCGTCACTGCTCTGGATCGTGAGCGTCGTGGCTTCTGATGTTATGGACGCTGCGAGGCTGGAAATAGCAAGGTTAGCGAGCTTGAGTGCCATCAGTAATAGCTCCCCTTAGTGCGTGGGCGAGCGCCCTGTTGGCCTTTGGCGACTTTCATCGGGAGACTGTCGAGAAATGCGGCGAATTCGCTCTGCAGCAGCGTTCCCATCTGCGGGTTAGGTCCGGTGTCATCGGTCGGCAGCATGAGCACCCGGGCCGCGGCACCTTTCCCAATGTCCGTGCCGTATTTCTCGACGAGGAAGTCCGGAAGGGTGGATGCCGATCGCGACGGCTTTAGGATCAGCCGAACCTTCAATGTTCCCGCATTGTACGGAACGACTTGGATCACGCCGGGCTTGATCTGTGTGATGAATCGAGATGTCGCGCCCGTTGGCTCCTCCGCATCCCAGCCGGGGAAATTCTCATCGAGCCATTCGGGTGTTTGAGGAGTGAGCGAGATGCCGTCGAGCGTCGCCGTTTCGATACGAACGATTTCAGCGTCCGCTACCGCCGTCAGAGCACTCCCTTCGTCATCGTCAATCGTGATCGAAGCACGCTCGCGCCAAAGATCGACCTTCTCGCAGATATCGCGTGCCGCGTCACGAAGGTAGCGGACGGCAACAGGGTCAGAACAGTTCGGCGCGTGAATGAGGACTTCGGGGAGGAGGTCGTCGATGTCGCGCATCAGCGCCTCCTATTCGGGTTTGCAGCGGATTCGACCTGCACCTTGATACCTACTGCGGTGGCAAACATCTGGTAGTGCGAAAGCGCTTTGTTAGGATCGCCAGCGATATCGTCCTTGGAGAAGGCCCTGAACAACACATAGTCGAGCAGTGGAACGGAGTACGGCTCCGGTAGGCCTGTCTCGACATCCCATGCGTCGAGCGTAGCCTCGTCCTTGTTTTGGAGAGGCGTCACGGCGGCAGGGAGGTACGATATCGCCACCTCGACAGTCCCGGTGCCGTCATTGCCAGGGTAAGAGTAGAACTCCAACGGCAAGTTCTCGTCGAATACGACTTGGCGCACTTCTTTGCGGAATGGTTGACCCGTAGGGCTGTGCCAGTTTGGCTCTTGCGCATCCAGCAGCGCTCGAGCTGCCGTCCGTATGACCCTGCCACCAATGCGGCTGGGGCCAGCGTCGACGAGATTGCGATTAACGCCGAGCAGCTGTAGCGGCGTCACGCCCTCAACAGTGCCGGGCAGCACATGGTGCGTCCCCGCGCTCAGCGAGAGGGGGGCCGTCATAGATGACGAAGATGGTTTTGCGAGGATGACTGCCTTGACGGCTTCATTCAGCCAGGCTGCAAGCTCTGGGAGAGGCCAGCGCACATGCTTCTGGTCGAGGAGCTGGACGCTGGCGTTCTTAAGGATGTCTTTCGCCTTTGGCATTGATCACGCTTTGCTGGTTGCGCGGGCCTTTTTCGGCTTGACTACGGGGGCAGGAGCAACACCTTCTTCGGTGCCTTCGGTGCCTTCGGTGCCTTCGGTGCCTTCGGTGCCTTCGGTGCCTTCGGTGCCTTCGGTGCCTTCGGTGCCTTCGGTGCCTTCGGTGCCTTCGGTGCCTTCGGTGCCTTCGGTGCCTTCGGTGCC